AGTTGGTGGGGGATCAGTTATAATAGCGAACAACACACAGGTTCAATGTATACAGAACGGTAAGTACTATTCTATGATGTTACCCTCTCCGACGGTTACCTTCAATCTTGTGCCCAATAACACTCTAAGGGTTAAGATAGCACAGGGAACAGTTCAAAATGCGACTGTTACGGGGACTGGACTTGCACTTCAATCTTTTAACATACCTTCTAAATCGGGAGCTTTTATTGATCAATATTATGTGAACGTTTATGTGAATGAGGAGAAGTGGAAAAGATATGATTCTTTTTATGATATGCCTTTGCAGGGATCTACTTTCATAGTAAGAACCGGTATTTCACAGGGAATTGATGTCTATTTTGGTAATGGTAATTTTGGCAAGGTTCCACCTCCTGGATCTATAATAAGAATAGAGTACATACAGACACTAGGAGGACAAGGAAATCTTAGATCAACAGCAGATAAGCCAATTACTTATAGATTCACAACTTTAGGGACCGATCTATTTGGACAGCAGCTTAATCTTAATGATTGTGTTAATATCAGAAATGAGGTTGATCCTTTGTTTGGTAGCGATCCCGAGAGTACTGAACTTATAAGATTGGTTGCACCCTATACTAGTAGAGCGTTCGTTCTGGCAAATCCACAATCGTATGAAATATATTTGACAAGATTAAATATTTTCTCGCAAATACATGCTTACTCTACTTTTGAAGATGAATATTTGGACGATGATAATATAGTTTACATTTATCTAGTTCCAGATATAACCCTTAACCTAGAATCAAACCAGGATTACTTTGATATACCCACAGCGGAGTTTATACTTTCACCTGAAATGAAATTAGCTATAATAAATCTTCTGGAGGATTCAGGACAAATGATAGCTACTACCGTGTTAAAGATAATTGATCCAGCTATAACTAGGATAGTTGGTAACGCTTCTGTTACGATATTTGAAGGCAACGATCCAACTACCATAAAGAACACTATCCGTAGATCCATAGCAAGCTATATGCTCAATCTAAAGAGAAGAGACAGAATACCAAGATCTGATATTATCGCTATATTAGAATCTATACCAGGTGTTGACTCAGCTAACTTCTTTTTTACAAGCCAGAAGAATGAAGCAAATCAGTTAACAATGCAGGGTGCTACTAATTTAAACGCTGCAACACTTAACACTCAGGTTGGAATAGATTCTTTCGGTGACATCCTCATAGGAAGAAATGAGTTAGTAATAATGAGAGGAGGATGGACAGACCGTTACGGCGTGACCTATAAAGAAGGTATCGTTGATGGCGCACCTTGTTCTTTGAATATTGATATACCTTATGTGGTTCCTAATACATTTAACACAGAATCCGCTAAGAACCAGAAGTCTGTTATTATTGATTCTAACAGCCAGACCGTACCAAGAACAATGTAATTATGGCGTCAAATAATAGATTTCTACCGCAATTCCAGGACCCTGAAGGAGGAGTAAATTTTACTGTTGTAAGAAAGGTTCCGCCTACTACAAACAGTACATATTACCAGCCCAATGACGTGTATGCAACCACGCAGTTAGCAGAGGAAAGATCATATAATATAGGATGCACCGGTTACAGAAACGTAACGGTTAATGCAACAGGAACCGTTAAATATGCTCCGTGTGCAGCTTCTGCTACTTATGTTATCCTCATGCAGGGTATGCCTAAGATTAATCAGGAGAGGATCTATTATGCATTCGATCCAACTGATAATATAGATGATGTTAAAAATAGCATTAATGACAACATCTATACAGGTTTTGAGTATAAAGAAAAGATTTTTGAGAAATCTATGTCTAAAGTCATACTAAGAGATCCAGTAAAAGCTTCTATACTTCAATACTTCCAGAGGGTAGTTTTTGGATTAATAGAATCGACAAAACAGATAAGTAACTTCGTTAACTATACAGTGAAGAAAAATAACAGGAGAGTATTCTAATGGCAGACAGTAAGTTAAAGTTCTTTAATAAATCGGGCAATCCGCTCAACTTTGCTTACGTTGGGCCAACTGGACCAACCCCTCTTGATTTCAAGCTACTATATGTTAGCTCATCCACATCGAATTCTAGGGGGCAGCTGGACGTAAGCAATCTAGACAACACCTCTACTTTGGTATTTAACATACAGGATACTAACGGATTTAATATCACAGGATGGGCCAATGAATTAAGTTACTTTCTAGACAGAGGTGCGGAGGTTGATATAACCCTTGACATCCTACCAGAAAATCAATTCAGAGGTAGGGTTTCTAGCGTAACAGTGGGGGGCAGTTCCATTACCGTTGTCTTTTCTCAAGTAAATGGACTTGTTATAGTTTCAACCGGAAAAAATATAAAGGTTACAACTAACTACGCATATAGACCTGGCGGTTATTTTACTGGTAACATATATTTCGATCAAGTTTCAGCCGGTCTTTACGAAAACCAGCAGATATTTGTAGTAGAAGAAGGATATGGACTTTCAACGGAAGCGGAAACGTGGAGCAGCGTTTCTAGCGGATCCAGCTTAAATTCTTACATTAGATCAGTGTTTACAGGTAGCGAAACTGTTCTTGTGGCTGGTAGAGCTGGCGGTTCTGGACTTTTTAGATATTCAACCGATGGCGGGCAGAGCTTCACCCCAATATCAATATCAAGCCAAATTGTATATGGATTAGGTTGGAATGGGTTATCCGGGTCCTCCTCTGTGTTCTTGCTAAGTACATTGAGCTCGGCTAATAGGATATTTAGAGGTACAGGATCAAGTGTTTCACCTACTGTTTCTGCAGCCAGTTCCATGCCCGCTATACCAGGAGGACAGAAGAACGATATGAGAGGCGTAGCCTTTACGGATCAATCCGGAGGTGGAGTTGCTATCTCCGTCGGACGTCTTTATAGTAGCTCTGATCCTACTGGGGGTGGAACATCACTAGCTAGTGTTATCTGGAGATCTACAGACAGCGGTGACAACTGGACCGATATATCACCGGCTTCAACTTCTGGACTACGTGACGTTGTTTTCCAGAGTGGAAATGGATTTATAGTAGGCGAGAATTCTATACTGTATTTTTCTAGCGACTCCGGATCAACCTGGACAGCTGCTACCAGCCCTGCATCATCGAATTTCATAAGAGGATTTTTGCTACCTAATGGTAAGGGATTTGCTGTTGGAACAGGCGGAGTCTTAATAACAACCGGTGACTTTGGTCAATCGTGGTCCGCTCTAGATACTGGGGTATCCGTAGATCTATTCGATGTTTATTTCTGGGACAGCATGAACGGGTTCATAGTTGGTGATGGCGGAATTATACTCAGAACCAAAAATGGAGGGTTTTCTTGGTTACAACAACCATCACCAACTTCTTCAGATCTACTCACGGTATATGCAGATCCATCTTCATCTAACTATGGATTTGCTGGCGGCTCGAGTGAGACCGTTATATCTGCTAATATAGATATAGAGCTTCAGTACCTTTATCCTAGAGCGGGATCTACGGGAGCTGCCGGTCCTTCGCTATGGAGAACTAGGTGGGAGAGCGACAACTACGGTGACGTGGACGTTTCCGAGATTATATTCACCTATAAAATAGTGGAAGGAGCTGGGGGAACGGGTGGTGAACAATATCCCCTTATCGTATCTTATCCTAATATAGCAATACCTGTAGATTATAACGTAGACGATTATTATTCAAATGGATATCTGATAAGCGGATCTACTGGACCTGCGCATTCGGAAGCCCTCCCTATAAATGTTGCTTTAAATGCAACCGATCTTTATGCTGATGTTTATCAGAGAAAATTGATAGTAGAGGATCTTTCATCTGGAACACCAGAGAAGATTTTGGTAGTTGATTTTTACGGTGAGGTTGTTGGGGAGGACGAGAGATTCAATGTGATGCTTCAGAATTTAGGCAGAACTTTCTATGCACAGGATGCTAATATTTTACGTGATAGCGATCCAAAAGAACCCCTACCTAACTTCTTAGAGATTAACGAGAAAAGAAAGGAACTTTTATTTGCCGGCGATCAAATATACAACTATATAGGTGCCTATAAGGGATTGATAAATGCATTGAAATTCTTTGGCTATCAGGATTTGAGAATCAAAGAATATTGGCTTAATCTCGCATACAACTCGGTTGAAAGGGTATCTCCTCTTTTACAGAATAATGCTTTCCTAGCACAGTATCAGTATCAAAATGGTGGAGCCTATAGTCAGAGTGTTCTGATTAGCGACGTTTTAGATAATGCTAACAAAGGAAAATATAGATTAGAGCAGACATATGGACCAGGTCCGGATGGAACTTACGTTCTCGATGTCTCTTCTGAGTCTACTTTAGTTCCTAGTAGAACCTATAAAAAGACTTCGTTATTCGGTCTTTATTACGATCTTAACAAGCAAACAACAGATGTTGATGTTTATGGATATCCTGTTGTTGTTGACTCATTTACCTTCACACAGGAAGAGGTTTTAATTAAACTTTTTGCTCTTAAAGAAAGACTTAAAGCAACATATCTTCCTTTGAATGCAAGAATAGTAGATATCTGTGGTGAAGGTATTTACTTTACGGTTTACAACACCAAAGCTTGGACGGATTCTATGGTCAGATCCGATATACAATCTGGATTTTACCTTGATATAGTAGCCAATCCAGATTTTGGATTTATTGAGGATCTAAGAGCTTTTTCAACCAGACCTTATTCAACTACATTACAAACTCCAGAAAATTACGGGGATTTGGTTAGTGTTAACGTTGAATTATATGGTGCTACTGGATCTTCCGGAGGTGCTCTATATTTCGAAGGAATCCCAGCAACAGGCGGAAATCAGACTTTGCAAGTTTATGCAGGCAAGCAATATAATTTCAATCTTACTGCTAATCTGCAGTCTGTACAGGTTGGTGATTATGATTTTTATCTGAGCACTACTCCATACCCGACACAAACTGATCCATTGGGGGTTACCGGAAATGGTACGACAGGTGCTACTCCTCTAGAATGGTATGTAAATCCACAAGAGGTTACTACTGTGTATTACTACTCCACGGTTAACCCTGCTTTTATAAATGGCACCATCTCTGTTTTGCCTTCTCTTAGCTCGGATTTTGGAAACATTTCGGATCCTCTTTATTATCTGCAAACTAGATCTGCCGCAGAGAATGTAGCTATGGTTCAGGCCATATCCAATTGGTATCAACAGAAGGAGAACGGTAATCTAAAAAAGCTTGGTGATGGCATACAGGACCCAAATCCTCTAGTTGATCCAATAAGTGGACAGCCATATCAGAACCCACTGGGTATGCCAGTTGTTCTTGAATTGCTAACCGATATATGGCTTTGGAGCGAGATGAGTATGAGTTGGAGCTCTCTGACACTTCCTTTATTTAGTGTGGGTGACTATGCATTAGTTAGACAATATCAGGATTTCCTTACTTTTGGTTTAACTGGTGGATATTACGGAACTGTAACATCAATCAACTACGCAACTGGCGAATATACCTTGTTGAAGGATGTGGGTGGATCTGTAACGGTAGGAGGCGAGCTTTTGGTTTCTCCGATACAGGAATATCTAATGCTAACATGGGCTAATATAGATTTCTCGAACATGTTTGAGATCGAGTGGATCATACAGAAGCTACCAACAGAACCGGGTTTACCCTATTATTATGAATTTAGAGGGAATATCCTAGGTTATTATAAATTTTCACACTTCCTGTCTTACGCTGGAAAATATAAGGTCATCTGTAACGTTTATGATGGATTTAATGCAAAAACAAATGTAATCAAGAATAACCTGATTGAGGTTGCTCCGTCTACCATTGATATTGATGCATGGACAAGATATAGAGAAGTAGAGTATTATGACTGGGAGCAAGTATACAAGCCATGGGAGCTTTATCAGTCGATATGGGAGTATCCTGCTGAGGGAATGACTTACCAAGAGCTGAATAAAGAAATGCCAGCTCAGATGCTTGCTTATGCAACTTACGGTAATAATGTCGAGGAAGGTCAGAGCTTATATGTAGGAGCATATTCAGATCCTATAGGAGCAACCGGATATTTAGAACTATCACAATCGATATTAACTCCAACCTCCATAGCTTCTCCGGATTCGCCATCTTATCCAGGAACATTCGGATTCGCTGAAATTACAACCTCTGCTGCTCATGGACTTTTGCTTGGAGACTATGTTTGGATATGTAACTCGGATACACCGGAGGTTAATGGAAACTGGCAGGTGCAGGAGATATTCAGTACTACAGTTTTTTCCATATCTCTTACTCTAGATACGTCTATGTCTGGTGTGGTTTATTCATCGAGCGAGAACTCGGTTACTTTAAATGGCAACGAAACAATTGCTACGCCTGGGTCGATTAAAGTCTATATTGACAATAGACTAATTGGTGAAACAACAAATGGCGATAATCTTTATAAGACTACAAACAGCTTAGTTGCCTCTGTAAATCAGCTGGTTACGTATCCGGATTACTATGCTTCGTCTCCAGATCCAATTGGTGCTACAAATATAGTTACGATACAGGCTCCTGATATAACGGGTGCTCAGTTTAACGGGTCCGTTTTAACAACGGTTGTTACTGGATCTATATCTGTTCCTAGTTCTTCTGCATCACTCAGCGGAGGAACCGGATCTTATTATGGTTATACATATTGGAATGAAACTTCTGAGACGTACCCTAATGCTAATCTAAAATATTGGGGTGTTAAAAATCTAGATTGGCAGATATTCGAGGAGAGTCAATGGGTTGATGCCTATGCACACTCTTGGGAAGATTTCGCCTATAATGGTGAATGGCTAGGCGGATTCGAGATACACACCGCAACAGATGGTGATCATCTAAAATTAAGCACTGCAACTGAGCTTTATCCAGCTCCCGTTGGTGTAACATTTACAGCTTCTTCACCTAGCACATTAACACTTCAGGAAGTTGCTGACCAGCTTAATAACTCTAGTGATGACTATATTACTGACTTCTACTATACAGTTATGCCTCCTGGGATAGACTCGTCCACATTAGCTAACACATCGGATCTTGCTAACACATCAGAAAATATTTTTGCTGTGTCTGCATCAACCGGTACAACCCCACCGTACAGAAGTTGATCCCTTATTTTTTAATGCAATATATAATTGAATGCCATACTCAGGATTATACACACTAGGATTCGATATAGATTCGAACGATAAAATTTGGGCGGTAGGTCAAGATCTAAGAATGTTCAATGGAGCAACTTGGACCTACTATAATTACCAAAATTCAGCAGTGCCTTCAGCGGCTCCTTACTATCTCGACACGAGAACGGTATCGATTTCTCCAGATGGAACTAAATGGGTTGGGTGTGCGGAGATAGCATCTCTAGACGACCCCGCTATTTTCTATATAGCACCGGATGATGTTAATACTGGAAAGTCCTGGTCATTCAATGACATAGATACTTTTAATTCCCCGATGGAGGTTTCTAAAATATATGCTTGTCCATATGGAAATGATGTTTTAGCTTTCTTAACATTAGGCGGAACCGGATCTGCTGGCTTAACGGGTGGATTTCTTTATAGATATGACATACCAAATGACTCTTGGAAAAGAGTTGCAGACGGGTACATCTGGCCTCACATTTACGACATTAAAGCTAGAGGGTTTGGAGGGGACGACTATAGATATTATCTAGGCACAAGCCAGGGTATAATAGAAATTCCAGGTGAAGAACTTGGTGTTTCTTACCTAGAAGGTAATATACCATATATTCCTTCTGCTAACTTTTACAATTCATCAAATTTTTCAAACCTAAGTGATAATGTATACTCACTTGGATTAGATGAGAACTTCAACCTGTGGTCAGGTTCCGATTCTGGAAAACTACAATTCTGGGATTTCCAAACCTGGCAGACCTTCGATACACCAGGTGCTACTGCTAGTGTTACTAGTTTAGCGATAAGAGACAATGGCCACGTATTCTGGGGTAATTATGATATTGGTCCTGGACTATATCACTTTAATGGGGTTACTGGTTCTCTAATTGGCCTTAGCGGAAGTAATCAGATACTTTCATTGGGCATACAAAATAGAAACAGAAACCAAGACGGTGTTTTGACTTACGAAAACGATCTTTGGATACTAGCTCAAAATCAGCTAGATAGACTTTCATATGAGGTTCCTTATGTGAAAGCTTCTAGTTTACAACAGGGCGCAACTGGATGGAATTTCACTTATTACACGCAGGCAACTGGAAGTTCTAGACCTTTTGCTAACTCAATACCTGGTGTTAATAAGTACACCTGGGAATACCCTTACTGGCAGACATATCAAACGGATTATCTTCAGTACAAGTTCCCTGGTCTAGATCCAAGAAATCTTTTTCTAACAACGGAGCTTTCCGCTATAGCTTCAGGAGAAGCTGGCAAGCAGCCTTATTGGAATAATCCACCAATACCCTCTGTGGAGGATATGGATTTAGTAGATAGCGTGCAAGAAGCTAAATGGGCACAGATAGTTTCAAATCTTTCAAATGTCCCGGGTTTCGAGATTTATACCAATTGTATAATTGATACAGGATCACATAAAAGATATGTTATAGGCGGGGCTATATTAGGCATATATCAGCCTTTCAGTAATGGAGCTGAGACTAATCCAGCATTCACCGGTATTCTACTGGGAAAGGATATAAACGGTGACGATTCTTATCTTTTTGCTAGTAACCCTTCTCTAGCGGGATCTCTCTCTATACAAGGAGGACAGACTCATGATGCATCAGATTCACCCTTTCTAGAAACGGATTCATATACTGGTTTTATAGCTAGTTACGACGAGGAGGGAAGAGTGGTTGATTCTATGGGGGTTTCTGGTAAAAGCACAAAGGTGCTAAGAATAATACCATCGGAGGACGGGAATTCAATCTATGTTGGAGGATCATTCAATGGACTAATAGAGGTTGGAGACTATATTTGGTCTTCCGTAGCTCCTACTGTAGGTCCTACTGGTGCACCCATCGGGTTAACTAATTCAGATGTTCCAGGACTTGGCACTGATTATAGCTGGATTTATACACCGGGTGGAACCGGTGAATATTCTCCTAATATAGGAATACAGTGGACTTATGTGGATCCGTCCAGTGCAAGTACATCAGATTCCAATTTTAGATTATATGGCGAGGACGGCATAACACAGGTTTCTGGTAATTTATCAAGTTCAACCGCAATCAAATACATTTCTGTTGGTCAGTCACCGACATCCGGATCTCTTTCCACGGCAGGTTCTGATTTGTACACCGGAATGGTGGTACAAATAGGGGGTGCTTATTACAGGATTGATACAATAACATATTTTTTACCCGATAGTAATTTTAATTCCGACGTTTACTGTATGGGTGTTACCTGGGTATCAGGATCGCAAAGCTTAACCTCGGGAAGCGATTATACTTTTGATTTCTGGTATTGGAACCAGTTATCTTTCCCTCTAATTAGAAACGGTGCAACAGATACTAGCTCAATAGAGGCAGGATCTGGTATTTTTATAATGGAATTAACTAACAATATTGGAAACACTACTTCTCTAAGGGACGTTAACTCCGAGACTGATTGGAAGTATCAAGTTAAGAATTTTAGACACTTTCCTTCTGATGTTAGCTCGGTAAACGCAAATACGGTTGAACAGTTAATGATGGATTCGTCTTTGGGTAAATTGGCTTTATCTTTCCAGACTGATTATGTTAGTCCTACTTACAAAATGTCAACTCTAAAGAATGCATGGAATAGAACTACAGATAACATTTATGTACCCGACCAATTAGGGAACACCGGTACTTCATCAGATGTTAATGGCGTCATTATTATGAATTCCTTAGATTTCAGCTTAAGAGCAGCGGCACAGATTAATAATGACGGGATGGATAGTGTAACTGCTGTTTCCGTAGCTTCACTATCTGGAACGGAGACCGTAGCGGTCAATGGCTCTACTAATGTTAGCATCAATATAACCGGTGTTACACTTACCAATCCTACTGTTTATAGCGGCTATAAACCTTTCTATTTTATCATGGATTATTCAGACCCCGGTAACATAGGAATTACCGGAAGTTTCTTTAGTTCTTTTGGATCTGATACTACAAATCTGAAGCCATTCCAAAGAAATGCTGGATATTTGAGCAAGTACAATGGCTATTATACCGTGACCAATCAACACTATGGAGCTACATCTGATACATATCTTGGTAAAGATATAGAGTTCGACCTCCCTGGTCAGTACTTAGTAACCGGTTTTGTAAATCCCTCAAATTCAACAGAGAAGGTAATATTCGGACCTTTGCCTGATATACAGACAATTACACAAACCGGAGCTGGCTCTTCGACAGCATCGGATAGCGATATCTGGAATTCGAGACCTGTTGCTACTGAAACTGGTAATCTAGTTGGTATTTTCACAGGAGCAACCTCCGCTTCAGCCTCGAATAATTTACAGAATACTTATGTCTTTAAACAGGACTTAAATACTGGAGTAGTGAGCACATTAAGTTTGGAAAACGTTAAAACTGTATCGGGTAACGTATTCTCTTCTGATTCAATAGGGAACATATTCTTTACTGGTCAGAATGATTCCACCTATGGCGGATCAACAGGACCTGCTTGGTTGGATTATGTTACGACTAATAGTAACGCTAATGTGTATTCTTTCCTCTCTGAGCAATACATTCCTCAACTTGGTGTCAATATGGGACAGATTATATCTAGACCAGGGTCGAACCCGTGGACGTGGTGTGATGTACACCAATCTGATAAGGGACTGACACTTCCACAGCTTTGCACTGTTTTCTTCTCCAATTATAATTCTGCTATCTACGGAAAGCAAAATAACGTATGGATACTAAGCGATGCGAAAACCGGCACAGAGATATTGAATGTTAAGAACACTCCTTATTTTATTTACACATTCGCTCAGGAGGGCTACTACTCCATTTACAATTCAGTGGAGGATGCATTCGGAAATGTATATGAAGTATCTAATCCTGCTTTTGTAACCGTAGTGAATTACACAGATAAAAACCCTAATGATAAAAATCCTTTCGCTGTTAATTCATCAGATTACGGATGGCCAATACCACCAAAAAACACTGATCAGAAGCTACAAGCTTTAGAGAAAACAATGGCTCAGGATCAAATTGAAAATGCTAAAAATAATAAATTACCTTTTGTTTCAAACCTAGTTATTAAGGATAATCCTGACGCCACTTTTAATCAATAAAAATAAGTGGATAAATCGAATCCTTTTTGTTTATAAGTAATATAATATCTAATATGGAAAAACTATCAAAAATCCCAAATTCGGAAAAAAGAAAACCTAAAAATCCGATAAGATTCAAAATTGAATTAAACGAGGAACAAAAAATAGCAAAATCACTGATTTACGATAATCCTGTTGTCTTGATAAAAGGTCAAGCAGGATCTGGTAAGACTTTAGTTGCTTGCCAGGTTGCTATGGACATGTTTTTCAAAAGGGAAATAGAAAAGATCATAATAACCAGACCGACTGTAGCAAAAGAGGACATAGGTTTTTTGCCCGGCGATCTCAAGGAAAAAATGGATCCGTGGTTGGCTCCCATCTATTCAAATCTCCATCTTTTATACGATAGAGAGAAAGTTGATAAGATGCTAGCTGAGAATCAAATAGAGATAGTGCCTTTTGCCTTCATGAGAGGTAGAACATTCCCTAATTCCTTCGTTGTCGTTGACGAGTGTCAAAACATCACACACAGTCAAACCGAGATGATGCTAGGCCGCTTAGGTAAAGGTGGTAAAATGGTTTTCTGCGGGGACATAACACAATCGGATCTTAAGAATAAGAAAGAAAGCGGAATAAGCTTTTTTGCTAGATTAGAGGAGAATGTTAAGGGTGTTAAAGTGATCTCGCTTAAAACTAATCATAGACACGAAATAGTGGAACCGATCCTTAGAGTTTACGGTGACTTTAGAGATTAGTGTTTATTGATATAATTTCTCTTCGATATATAACTCTGAAAAAAGGATAAAAAAATAATAAAAAATGGCATCTGTAAGTATTACTGAAATTTTAGGTTCTGATTCGATATCGGGATCTAGAATTACCATAAATTCCAACTTTCTAATTCTTCAGAATTGGGTAAATGGATTTGAAAATGTATTTGGAATAGACACCTCTACTGGTGTAATGGATCTAACTGGAGCTTCAACGGGTAGGGTTTCTGCTTTGACTATTAGAGCAAACACTTTCTCCACCCCTGCGTCAGGCACTGCACTAGCAGCAATAGCAAGTAACGGTGCTGCTTCTTTTGTTTCGACGTCAACACAGACACTAGCAGTATCTGGAGCATCCACATTTAGTGGGGCATTGGGTATAGCTGGTAATCTAACTCAAGCAGCTGGTGTAACAGCTAGCTTTGCTGGTAACGTTGGTTATACTGGAAGATCGACTTACGGGGCTTATTCTAACGAGGTCCATGCAAACAACTGGAGCACTAATGGATCATTAGCTGGTGGAGCACCTGGATTAACTTCTGCATTTCCTGTTAGTACAACTGGTGTAGGCGGCGGTGGTATATCTACTAATGTTAACAATCCTTACATCTTCACTGGAACTGAAGATGTTATCTATGCAAACTGCGGTCCAACCGGATTTTACATGCAGGTTGTTGGGGGAAGCGGAGGCACAGCATCTAACTTGCCTTCTGGATACAGAGTTACTATCGTTAACACTGCAAGAGCAACCACACCTTTTATTGCAACTGGAGTTACTGGTGTAACACAAACTTACTATACTGGGTTTAATACTACCAGCACATATGGCTCGTATACTGGTATCACTTTCGCAGCTAATACTCCATACAGAAGTTCTGTTACACTACAATGGGAATCTAGAATTGCAGGTGACCAAACAGAACAAAAAGGTTCATGGGTTATTCTAGGTGGACAGAACGTTACAGCTGGATAAAAAAACAAAGGATAGAAGAAGATGGCAAAAACCCCTTTTATTAGGCCCCTGCAAGTTCAGGGTGGAACTTTTTATACATTTAGTTCAGCGGCAGAGGACCTTGCTTTTACATTTAATAATTCGGTCAATAAATTCAGGTTTTCCAAATTTGCACTATTGAATATTCCTGATATTAGCACCACTGCTTCTCAGGATAATACGGTTAAATTAAACGCTCCGGATAGCGCATTTATAGATTGGAGTACTGGTACATATAATCTCGTGCCTAGTGATGCTAATATTGCATTCTCTCAAAGCTTTCAATCGTACTGTTTAAATTTAGAAACGACTATAACCAGCAGCGATGAATACGACCCATCGTTAAAACAGAATGTCTCGGAGAGGGTTTTCTGGAAATGGATGAGAGAGATTGGAGCTTTGAGATTTAAAGCGGCGTCTTCTGAACAGGTGTCACCGTCTTTAGATCAAAATAGCGTTACGTTCGATTCTAATGGATTGCCAGTAACACAGAAGAGATACGTTGAGGGAGATGAGCCTACTGGGCAAACCGGAGGTTATGGATTAACAGGTCCTTATAGTAAAGTGGTTCAGTATATTGGTGGTCTTGATATTGTTAACTCTGTTAGGAATCAAGATAATGCTTATTCCGAGGTTTATGTATACGTGCCAACCTCTGACGGTAGCACTCCTACTGTTCTATTTAAGAACGTTGTTGATACCAATTACTACCCAGATTTTACTTGGACCAACAATCCTTCGGATCCTTTAGATGCCGAATATCTAACTGGAAGATCTTATTTGGATGTAAATCCTTCTGGATTGAGTACTTTAGCTATCTTTGACGAGGAAGCTTCAGGCGTACCAACTGTTTCTTATAGTGATACTTTTGATGGATCAACTTACACAGGGAACTGGTATGCACCCCTAGATACACCAAACAGTTATTTTTCTGACGATTCTTTCGTTAATCCATATAACAAGATTCTAAGCAAAACTTATGGATCAATAACAAATTGGGAATTCGTTAGATCAAACCTCGATTCAATAGGATTGGATTTCGATCCAAATTCATACAAACAAATTATCGATAATCCTAGCATTTCTACCATTGAGGAATTTAATTCCACCTCGGATGCTAACGATTTTGATTTTAATGCTGTTCTGATTTATTATGATGTATACGATCCTGCTAATGAAGCTGACGTTGCGACTAACTTGTATGGTGTTCTTTTTCTAGACGACGTTAATTCGGAATCTGGCGATTCTTTCATTCCTAGATTTAGTAAATATAGACCAAATCCAGTTACTAAACTAAACGGTAACTCTTACGGATTTAAGATCAATCTTAAATTCGATACCGATGTAGATCAGACAGGAGTAGAGCAGGCTATAAATGACTATTCGTCATTCTCGCTGTCTATGTTTATGGATGCTATGAATGTATTGCAAGATGCCTCTGGTACTATAAATGACACGGCTTCACAGTTTATCTTCTTAGAGCAGAGAGTTACTGCTATGGAGGATTTGCTTCTATCTAGCACAACTACAGCTACACTTGAAGCTAGAATAGCACAACTTGAATCTTCCTATGCTGCTAACCAATCGTTATTCACGAACACGAACGCAGTTATGCAGCTCATAGATCAAAACTATGAGATTTTGAGGTCCATTATAAATGGGCAATCCTCTATAACAGTTTCATATGATCTTGATTTAGTAAAGCAAGGGATGGGTATTAATGTCGACAGAACGATACCAAATGAGCTTTATATAAATAACGCTAACCAGGATTTCAATATAGGATCAAATTATGGTGTTGGTACTCTGACACAAACTGGTTCTAATGTGATACCGTTAGTTGAGTTTTCCAACTACTTCAAGCACGTAAACAACGGAATACCAATAACTTTAACGCAGGATCTAAACATCAGACTACAGGATACTACCGTTAGATGGAAAACAGGGCAAAGATTCAGAATAACCTTTGGTGATAGAGTCTATCCCTCTGCATTCTTTGTTAATATCTTGACTAATGCAACAGGTGAATATCCAGTTTCAAATCCAAGCGGGACTCCTTATTCAACCCTAATTATTTCATTAGATTCCGATTTCTTCTCTGGGTACGATTATATGCCAGTTCTGGAGATCGTATGTATTGATCAGAATAACTTGATATTCCAGGTTGATGCTATAGGAAAAAGTTTAACAAATAATAATATCTAATCAAAATGGCAGGCACCCAAAATTCGATAAGTTCTTTAGTGGCTCAATTTCTGAGGCTTCAAAAGAATGCCTTAGAAATTATTAATGGTTTAAATGAGGTAGCGACGTCTACGAACGAAACCGTTTCAATCGAGGTATTAGATGACAATGGGAATCCCACAACAGCGAGCATTCCTTCGTATGGATACATGAGAGCCCAAATCGAGAGGATTGATAATAATATTAAATCTTTAGCTGGAATATCTAACGGATCAACTGTTAGAAATCCCGACGGAACATATTCTCAGGTCTTCAAAGCAGAACCTTTAAAGAATCCTGCACCGATGGCCAATCTTCCTGTACCTGGAACATTCCAGACCAAGGACAATTGGTTCTTTGAAAGCTTTCTAAGTCCACTTTTATATGTGAGTATAGATGTAACAGGTAAGATCTCTGAAAATGCTGATAGAATACTTGTTAAAAGAATTATTGCTAACACAACAACTCAGGCTCAAAAGGATTTCTTTGATAATTCTTTAAAGGGTAGAAATGACGTTTCTTATGATACCTTCGTATCCGAATTAACTGCTGCGGGAATTCAATACTTCACTGACGAAAGTCTAGAGCAATTACCTCTGAGAAAACTTAGATATACTGGATCTTTTAGTGTTACCTCTTTTTACGATAGCGTTGTTTCTACAACAAGCCAAAATGGACAACTAGTTCAAACAACTGTTCGTAATTATAAACTAACAAGTTTAAAGTACACAGATACAACAACAGGGGTAAAGAATAGCAGGACACTCAATAACGGGAATAGACTAGCAACCGCAGACGGAACGATCTATTTAATCACCTCTGTTAACCTAGACGAATCCTCAGTTCAATTACAGAGGGTATCCGGTTATCAGCAGGTTTTCTTAGGAGCTGATACACTTAGCTATTTCTCAAATGACCTTGGCGACAGATTCGTTGATGTTAACATCGGAAATGATGAAAGACAAGGAGTTTTCTTTAAGACAATCGATGATAATTTCAATATAGTTTCATCTGAGTGGTCCACAGGTATCACATTCTGGAGCAGTGAATTAACCACGCTGGATTCAGCTGGTAATCTTGTTTCACTGGAACAGTTTTATTTGACACAGGTAGCGGATATCGGTAAGGTATTTCTCGATATGGCAAAGGAAAAAACAGTTCCGGCTATTCAAGGATTAACACCTAATGTGCCTACTGTTGCTGAGACAAACTTTAAAGTGGTTCAAATTAACAAGCAGGTTACTGACTCTGTTTCTGCTAAAACAGCTACAGATAAGGTTGCTGCTAAAAGTTCACTTAAGACCGAGATAGATGCATTGGATGCTTCGATTAATCAAACTAAAGTTCAGCTAAACCAAGCTAAATCACTGGGCACAGCTAAAGCTTCCTCCGGAGCAGTTAGTACGATACAAGCGAAATTAGATTCCCTTATAAACGAGAAATCAAAGAAGAGTCAGCTTTACTCGTCTGTTGTAAAGGACATCCAAACAACTACGTCGGATCTTTCACAGATTGATACGCAGCCTAAATATAGAGTAAGAGGATTCTGGGCAATACCCGATCCTGTTTTCGATCCTTTAACTGGTTCTCAGCAGGTAATAGCTTTCAAGGTAAGATACAGATATCTTTCTGATAGTGGTGCAACACAGCCAACTGAGCAAATTAAATTCGTTGATAATAACGGACAGCAAAAGACCGGAGCTTTCTCCAACTGGGTAGAATATACAACTCCAATCAGAAAGAAAGTCTATGATGAGAATAGAGGAGTTTATGTTTGGGCTCCTGAGAATGTTGATAATGCTGATGCTCAAAATATAAATCAAATTGATATTCCCATTCAAAAGGGTGAAAAAGTAGAAATACAAATCGCATCTGTGTCTGAAGCGGGATGGCCTAATAATCCTCACGTATCGATATATTCCGATCCTGTTTCTATTTCCTTCCCTAGCGACTTAGCTGTAAATGGTATAACTGATCTATTGAAGAAAAATAGCGAGGATTCAGCAGTAGTAACTGTTCAGGAGAATCTTAATGCACAGGGACTTCCTCAGCATCTTTCCGAGCAGTTTACTGAGAATGTAGTTACATATTTCCACCAGGCCTCGAGTATAGCATCTGGCTTTTTCAATTCAGCGGGTGGAACCATAAGCATATTTGATAAATTAGCGGAACTTCAACAACAGATTGCCACACTACAATCCCTTGTCTCTGTTACTGTTGGTGTTCTCGAAGTTTATTTGTTAGACGGTATTAGTTCACTTCAAGTTTCAGCTGGACAGGTAATTTCATTAAATGCGGGATACTATAATGATCTATTTGATCTAACTGTTCCTGCAAATGTAGGTAAGATATACACTAAGACCTATCTTATATCCCTTACTAACTCTCAGGCAACCCCTGTAGAACTTCAGTCTATAGTTCCTGGCGGATTTACCACTCAAGCTCCTATTTCGACTTATCCTCAGATAGATGGATATGGAACTAACCTTAGATATGGCGCGGTTCCTTTATCGGTAACAACATACGCATCTTCAGACGTAATTTCAAATACCGAAATTTATCAGGCTGCTCCTTTTGCATGTGCTCAAACATATGGACAGTACATGTATTCAAGGTACAAGAACATTGGATTGAATCAGGACCTATATCTAACAAGTTCACAGATACCAGCTTTCAATCCTTTATATGACTATTCAGGTACTACACCTAGCACTTCCTTCTTTGGTGTAACTGGTGGAATTATGCCTCTCAATGGATCTTGTTTGATACCATACGATCCGCAAAATACGCCAGTCACAGCTTCCGGCGGTACAGCTGCAGGTATCTGGTCTGGTTTATGGTCAGGCACAACACCACAGGGAGGAGGGTACGTTTCAGAATTCTGTATATCTACAACCCATCCTGCTTTGAATACTGGTGCTACAGGTGATTATGTTACCTATGTTAAGCCTAATTTCGATAATACAGTAGCAGGGTCTATTTTGTATCCTGCATTCAGACATGCAATCGGATTCTACGCTGATATAACTCTACCTGAGTATTATTCACAAACTCAATATAGAACTCCAACAGCAGCGGCAGGAGCAACTGCTGCCTCTGTTGACATATACGATTCGCAGTGGCAGGATAGAGTTGGATTTGATGCAAACGATCAGTACCTCATTGGTAAATATTCCTGTGGTGCTTATCTTTTCTTAGGTATACCACAAACAACTTATTTAGCTGTAGATGGATTTACGTCTCAGTCATCTAAGAGGATCTATCAAGGACAGAATAACTCTGTCAATATTCCGATTATATTCCAATTTAGAGCACAGGATGTTGGCGGATATATCGGAGGATATAGAAAAGCTGGTACTTTGAGTAATGTAACTTATACTAAGAAGATTGGTATAGACTTACAACAGAGAGCGATTAGTGTATTTTCTTTTGATATAGAAGTTACCGGTTCGTATAGAAACCAGACCCTTATAGCTCCTAACTTTGGCTCTCAAGTAACTCCACCAGCAAATTCTACGGTTAATATTATAAATAACGTACTACGTGGTTAAAATGGTAATTCTATTTTGGATTGAACAAATGGAATTGACAGCCTTTTTAATCGATGATAAATACTAATAACAGATTCTAATAATTATTAGTAAATGGCATTTCAAAAGTTATACGACTACAACACCTCATTCTCTTTAATGAGAACAAATCCCGTTTTATCGGGAAATGTAAAAATCACTGTTGATTCAGATGGAGGGGTTTGGCTGAATTCGATTAATGCGGATACCGCTTTAAGTACTGATACTTTTAAAAAGTATAATGTTACCGGAGAAAAAACATACGCACAGGATCTTTTTCAATTCTTTAACCCTAGCCTAATATCTAGAAGCATTGTTTTTAAGGTTGGTCAATTGACAAACGGTGAGAATCAATCCACTAATAACTATGCAGGGCAATATGATTTTTTATATTCTGCTGGTGCTCAAACACTTATAGATAAAAATTATCCGGAAGACTTCTCTTATTTTGCACCACTTTGGGTAAAGAGTGAGATACCTGATTTCTTTGTTATATTCAAAGTACCTGGACCTCTTTCCTATACATATTCACAGAATCAGACTGTTATCAATTCTGGTGTGAAGTATAAGGTGGTTAAGAATTACGATCAGGATAATTTTGTGGTCAGATACGGAGTAGACGGAAGTGGAAATCCAGTTTATTATCAAAGTGGAGATTTTTTCACTGGTCTAAACTCTCTAACATCATATAGCATTTTTTCAGGAAGCGGATCTGTTGTTATATTCGATGAACTCTATAACATTGATAATGTAGATGATGTACAGACTTATTTTACCGATAAAATATTACCAAATTCCGGCGTAATAAAAACTTTCGATCTCAGGTCTGGTACAAGAATAGGTAACTATATCAGAGGTATATTTTCGGACATTGGGGAATCGTATTCACCAGTGAACATTAATCTAGGGGATGGCGGATTTACATATTTCAATGGTATATCTGTAAATTCTGGAGTTTACACACAAGCGGGTGAATTGACCTGGGATTATTTCACAAGCTCTGATTCAACTGTACAAATCGACTTGGAAAGATTTATCACAGAAGGATTTTCTAGAAATGGAATAATTTGTCCTAGTCTTTTAAATCTTGAATTCCTTTTTGATGATTCTGAAGCAATTGACTATGATATCAATAGATATTACGGAGCTTATGTTTCTAGAAATGACACTGGTGAATTTATACTAAATGGTGAATTCCTTTATCAATTTAGAAATTCAGAGGGTAATCAAAATTATCCAATACCTAGCAGAAATGCATTCGGATATTATTACGACAATACATCATATCCGGTAGCTGCTACCGCAGGTGTTAGATTATATTATGAGGGAGCAAGTGGATTCCTTCCTGGATCAAATGACACTAATTCGACTAGCTCTTTGAAGTTATTTTATGTAACCGATAAGAACGATAACTTTTATTCACTTAAGAGAACCGATAACTGGGATAGTTCAGTAACTGCAAGTTCTCCTTATGGTTACGGCCCTTATGATCCTTCTACAGAATTCTTTAGTGCTACTGGATCTACCGGATGCACTGCAGGAACTTTTGTTTTACAGAACACATCAGTGGATCTTTTAAACTTCACAGGTATAGAGAATCAAGCTGTGAGTGCCAATGGATTTATAGCCGGTAAAAACGGAAACCCTTATTTCAACATAGAATTCCTACAACCTTGGAATATCCCAAGCAAAGATATTGTGATCAAGGTATATTGGCCACAGGGATCTAGATCGGAGGGAGCGGAGAGATTTGATATAATTAGAAGTGGTGATTTTTCTGCTACGATAGTTTGGGTAGCTGGTAGTACATATAGTAGCGGGAACGACTATTATTTTAACGCATCTGCAGGTACTACCGGTGACATAGCTAATTCTTTTTCAACTTCAGTTTATGAAGTTTCTGAATTGGTGTGGGATTCTGGTACAGTTGAATCTAGCTCTATAATTAGAGTTAAAAATGCTAACGATATAGGCAATTCCACCTATTACATATCGGTTTTCGATGACTATGACTATTTTGAATCAAAATATCAATGGATGTGGTCACCATCTAGCGCATATTCTATTGGTGACATTGTAAGATATGGCAGCCAATATTACCAGGCACTTTCAAACGTTACCGCTTCCCCTTCCTCGTCCAATCAAAATCCTGATGTTTTAGAGGGAACTACCTGGGAAAAATATTATTCATTTTCTAGCAGCGGATACCTTAATATTAAAGACGAAGACGCAGCCTCAGTTTCCGGAGTTAAGTATTTTCAAGGTGGTACAGATAAGCCTCTAGTTAGGGTATCCTTTGACGATGATATTTTAAATATTGTCAGAATAGGTAACTTCATACAAACCAAGCAGGGATTCTCCAGAATACAGGAGGTTGGTAGATATGTTGACGATCCGATATATGATACAAACACCAAACTTGTTACTGGATTTAATGACTATAGTCTATTTAGAACTGCTGTTATTGCTGACCCGTATGAACAAATAGTTCTAGGCTCTGATTCGAAGTTCAATGTATTTGAACCCTATATTTTAAAAACTGGCGTATTTACATTTTTTGATTTCAAGGATTTTGATTTCGATTTTTGGTCATCTGTATATGGTATAAATCCAAATTACGAGACGTTCCGATATTTCCAACTTTTACCCGATACGGAAGGAGAAATAGTAGCTGATATACCTTATTATGTAAAGAACGGATCCGTCTATTATAACGGCATTCTTTATAATGGAACTAACACCTTCACCGGTGTTAGCGGTGCTTCTAGTTTTACAAATAATAATACATCAACGATAATTCCTGTTGTTTATCCTCTTGAGTTTTCCAATGCTTTATATGAGACATATAGTACAGATACTGGATATGAAAAAAATCTAAACAGCTTCCAGGGGTTCATTGGTATCAGATCGATAGAGCAAACTAATTTACAGCCAAATAATGCAACAAAAGAGCAGCAATTTAATTACGGATTGCTTGCTAGCGAGTACTCTTATTTACAGGAGAATTACACAATTGAAAGAGCTAATTTATCTAGAATAGTTCCTTTCATAAATAAATGGGGATATAAAAACGGTACTGATTCTAGAGGTCACCAATATAGATTAAATCTTAGTCCTTCTTTTTCTCCAAGTAACTTTTCACCTACGTTCCAGAATTTCTATCCTGACCCTAAGTATTTGACTCACGAATGGTTCCTTCTGGAAAATGTACCAAGGGAATTTCCTGTAGAATTTATGAAGGATCAACAAAGTTATATGGCTGGACCTATAGATCTTGGTTCAGCTGTAGATACAACACCTAATTCTTCTGATTATTTGCCGTCTTACTTTACAGTAACACCTGAGGATTATCCATCTGAATATCAAGATTTGACAGATCAGACAAAGGAGCTATTTACAGAGTTTACCTACAACGAGGGTAACGGTTATTATGAAACTATCTTTAGAGGAGCAAAAGTTGTATTAAAGAAAAGATCTGATTTCAAAGCTGATATCCAAGGAAACGATGTTAATCTTTATGTCGATGGATATAGAGGATATGAGGGATATAGATATGCTTCTCTGCTAAGAGTAATCCCGGAGAATTCCACTACAATACAAACTCCCGTATCATACAGATTCATAGAAAACAACACCCAGAAGTTTATAATTATGCTGATTGATGTTGTGATGAATGACTATAAGCTACAACCATTGGGATATACCGGGGGAACTGGCGGATCACCTATAGCTGACTATACCCTCCTTTATACTCTGAGCGACAAGAACGAGCTTGCTTCATCTTTTGTTAACGGACAGCCTTTATATACTATTGCGGATACAAAACTAAGTGCAGCTTTAAATCTATCTAATGCATCAGGCAGTATTGTTAATACTTCAACAAATCCTGGAAGGATAGTGATAACACCAAATCCCAGCTACGATACAGATTTAAGAGAGGAGGTTAATCTAACGTACCCAAATAGCGCTTCAGCTTCGGGATTGAGTTATCAAGGACCAGGAAGTTTCTCCGTACCTGATATAGGAACTCAGTACCCTTGGGCAACTGGAGTTGGCGAGAGATTTTTAGAATTTGGACCAGTGGGACAAAATGGCAATTATTATTTTACCGTACCTTTCTCATTTTCAAGTCCTGTTACCGTTCCTGTCGGTGCTAGCAGTATCTATAGAAACAAGCCTGTTTTTCAAGTAGAAGGAGGACAAAATTATTTTGATTTCATAGCAAAAAGAACTTCTTTTTCTTATGTTGCTGATAAAGTAAATGCTCTTAATTCCTATGTTACCTACGAATCTTATTTTTATAACGATTCCACATCAACGTCTTCTGTAAAACCGGATGATTTTTCTATCTACTTCGAGGATCCAGCTGAACTGTATAAAATTGCAGAATCCAGACCTGTTAAAGTTTATTCGTCTACTGCTGCTAGCTTTAGACCCGGATTGATACCAGGAAGAGGTCCACAGACTGAATCTGTGAGGCAAGCTAATTCTTACGATATACAGGTTTTACCAGCAGGTGTTCCGTCTCAACTTCTTAGGCATTCTGGAAAATACGAGCCCATGTTTAGGAAGACGATATTCTTCCAGTCTGATAAGGACGATACCATACCTAACACGGGAATAAATTTATCATTTAGAAACTGTACCTTTTCTCCTCAAACACTCGATTTTGGATTAATAAGAAATCTGAATTACACAAAGGTATCGGAAAACAATATTCTACAGGCTAGCGAGAAATTACCAGCAGGTCCAAGATACCCACTCGTTGGTCAAACACCTATTGCTAGAAAAGATTTTAACGTTTTCCAGTCCTCGTGGGATGCTGGATATTACAACAAGTACACTTCGGCTACTGTGGAAACACCAGTTGCTGGTACTAGGTCCATGATTGAGCAAAAAAGCTTTCTTGGAAGTAAGATGATGAAGACTCCAAAGAATATCATTATAGATAATCAGATAGTTCTTCAGCTGAGTAATACCGCCGGGACTAGCGACGTTAGCACTATAAACACAGATGCTTTCAATTCATTAATCACCATACAGAATATAACGACCTCTAATTCGGCATCAGGTATAGGTGTACTTCTACCCTATAATACATCTATTCCTATTCAGTCACTGAATGTTAATATATTTCCTAATGTTGAGATATTCTGGCAAAAACCAAACGCCACAACTATAACAGGTGTAATTAGATTGGATAGAATGCTAAGAAGATATCTAATGAATGATGGCGTAGGAAACGTTTTCTTGGATAACATTATATCTGAATTTGGGGTAGGTGATCCTGCTTCTATACAGGATGATATACTGTCTTATCTTGAATTGAATATAGCACCTGTATATGAAGGATCTGTATTACTTGTCTATGCTAAAAAGACAGCAACGGGTACGCAGGATGCAAAATACCAGGTTAGAGGTGATATAGCTGCATCGGAAAGATTAAGAAATGGATATTTACCAGATAAGAACTTAATCCTAACTAAGGTTAATAATTTAGTTTATAATTTCACATATAAGCTGGAACCCAATTTTAATTACCAGATTATATTCAGATTTAATATAGATAAAATTTAATAGGAATGTCTAGACTAAATTTACAAACTTTTTATCCCGCAGATCCACAATCTGATTTGGTTAGCAAGCTGAACCAGAATTTTAATCAGATGTCCAATGCTATGGGCGGCACTCTAGGTGATCAAGGACCTACGGGGGAAAGAGGAACTATAGGACATGCTGGACCGGCTGGTTCAACAGGAGAAACCGGAAGAAGAGGAAGCAGATGGTTCGTACAGGTCTCTGGCCCAACCGGGCTAGATGTGAACACCGGAGATTTTTGGATGGATGCAAACGCAGATTGTTATATCTACGGAGCTACTGGGTGGAATTACATTGCCAGTCTACAAAGAGATCAGGACTTATTTAAGAATATAACTGGTGTTGTTGGACCTAGTGGTCAAAGCTATGGTGTAGCTGTGGCTTTAAATCAGGGGGATCTACAGGATTTTGCATTTGTTGTTGCAGACGATAATCCGGAGCAAGCCGGTAACTTAAATCCACAGGGTGCTAAATTCGTTGTGTCCACTAACACCGATATAGCTTCCGACTACCTCCTGGAATTCAGCAGAGCTGATTTAGATACAGCGGGATCAACTGGTGCAACGTCAGATTTCGTTAAGCATCCATTTTTCTCGTGGGGCGATAGTCTGAATTTAGATTCGATCGTTCCTTATGGGCCATATAAGATTGATTTTGGCGGCGGTGCTACAGGATATATGAGTATAACCGCATCCAATCAGATTAAGTTCGAATCCCTGGCTAGCTCCATAACTCTAGCAAATCAAAATATGACTGTTGGCGGAAACATTGTACTCAATGCACCAGGTGGTAATTTATTATCTGCAGGAACTACTAATATTCTAATCACTCAATCATACGCTGACTTTGGAAACGACTCTTCCGTGGGAATAAAATTTAATTTTAATTTTATTCCAAACGTAGCAAAGAATGATGGATACTTCAACATCACTAAAAATGCCGGTGATTCTATCTCTACGCAACCTTATTTACAGATACCGTTCCGTGTTACTAGACTTTTTGACTATGGCTCATCTCTGAATGCATCAACTGGGGTCAATTTAGCTAAGTTTTCTTCCGGACAATCTGGTACTGTTTTGGAAATTAGATCAAATGGTAAAGTTTATACGAAAAAAACTTCGGAAAAGTACTATAATAATACTAACAGTCCAGTCTTTACTTGGACTACCCCTTAAATATTTATTTTAGAATATGGCAGCTCCTCCTCAGTTAAGAAATAAAATAAATTGGTATGAAATACCATATTTTGATCTAATAGATTCTAGAACTATCTTTATAGATCCATCTTATGGCGCTGTTGGAACAGACAGCACTGCTACAGCTGGGGCTAATGGGGCTTATCTGGGCATTGGATTTAATTTGGATAATTATATTTCAATAGACGCTATACCAAAGAGCGAGGCTGTTAAGCTGAGAATAATATGTGATAGACCTATACCCAGTTCTTCTACTCCCTCACTCAGCGGTTTCTCTTTTATAGGGTTCTGGAACGGTACAACTAGGCCTCAGACGCTCAATTCTGATTATTTTATATTTGGTGCTACTACCTCTAATTTTAACATATGTTCTCAGATAGAGGTTACTGTGTTTGGATCAAATACAACTACAACAGCAAGCACACAACCAGGTGCAACTGCTTATCCCTGGGTTTTCTGGGAAGCTTATAGTTACAACGGAAAGGGCGGATGGAGTGGATATTTTGTGCTAGCCCCTTAATGATCAATATATAGATAGATGATAGACTTAAGGCTTTTAAACATACAGGAAGGAGATTCTCAAGCAGACATTGCCAATAAGCTGAATTATAATTTTAATCAGATTATAAATGCTGGGGACGGAGCGTACGGGTCAGTTGGAATACCAGGAGCAGTTGGATCTTATGGTGCAACTGGTATCACAGGTCCTGCTGGATTCCAGGGACAAAGAGGTAATTTTTGGTTTGTTCAGGAAACTGGACCAACTGCTGGTGTAACAGGAGGTGATTATTGGGTTGATTTAGCTAGTGACTGCGAGGTTTTCGAATGGATAGAATCGGATGGCACATATAGCTGGGTCAGTCAGGGATTTCTACTGTCTCAGAGTGGTGTTTTTGAAATTGCAGCTTCTACTACAGGCCTTACATCAGGCTATCCCACACAGGCCTATACGATAGCTTTACCGTCTCCCTTCGAAAAAACATTAGTACTTTCGGGAGCCTCCGGTCCTAATGTTAAAAATCCACAGCTTTCTAAGGTAATGCTAGAAACAGGAGGAACAACGGGATTTCCACTTCTAGAGTTTTCCAAATATGAATACCAAAGCAATTCCCCTTTTAATTCTCTAACACCTAAAATAAAGTGGTACACTACAAATACAGGTAGCTCCGATGCATATGGATTGAATTTTGAGGCAAGAGGTGGACTTGGATTTAATGTTGCAAACTTTAATGGCGTCTCATATAACGATGTCAGATTCACTGATGGAAGTATAGTATCTGGAATAACCGGAGCATTCTCTAGTGATCTTAACTATTATGCAGCAACTGGCGATTTTAGAATTGGTACGACGCTATCTATAAACTCGGTAAATGCTGTGTGGAATAATGTTGGATTTACCGGACCCGTTTCTTTTTCAGCGACTACTGGTGTTGATAGAATAAATTCTGGCAGAAACACTCTAATGGTTCAAAATGGGATAACCTATAATAGAACTACATCTTATACTACGGGCCAAAATCTATTAAGTGTCAAATACACTGGATCTTCTTCGTATTCTGAATACGGACCTTATTTAGCAAGTCCAAATAATTTTTATCTGGCTGATTCGGACGGTAACAATAAATTTGCTAAAAAAACTAGTGGCTATTTCCCAAATCCTAAAACTGCATCCGGTAGTAATAATACGAGTTTCTATGTCTGGACTGGAAAAATTACAGGATCACAGGACGTTTACACAGTGGGAGCAGCAATAAGTACAACATCAGATTCGGATTTAATGCGTCACCAGATTGGTGAATTTTTCCATCCTGATATATCCGGAGCTTCAGGGGGAAACCAAGCACTTGCCATATTTGTACCAAATCCAGGCAGTAATAAAACTGGATATGGGTATCTAGTTGACAATAACCAATCTATGACATTTAGAGTTAATACAACATCTAGTGGGTATGGATTTAACACTGTTATATTGGACTCAGCATTCAATAATCCCGCAGCATTTTTCAACTTCACTACTTCAACTGTGAAAAATGCCGTTTTACTGGGCGATCTTGTAACAGGCGGGGATGAGGACACATACGCGGACCAATTTGAATTTAGTATAGTTAGAACAGGGACCGAACTAAAAGTATACTTCAAAGCTTGGGGAGGGAATTTAAAAAATTACACTACCAACGACAGCGCTATTGTTTGCGGGTGTGTGTCCACAACTTCATAAAAAAATAAAATGAGATTTAGTAATAAGCAAATATTCACCGGAGACACTAAGGATCTCATAGTAGACAAGATAAACGAGAACTTTTCTCAGATTATATCTTTCTCATCTGGCCCTTATGGCAGATCTGGAGTAATAGGTCCAACAGGATATCCAGGTGGAGCTGGTCAACTTGGTGCTACTGGTGTAAGTGGACAGAGAGCATCCGAATGGACGCTTAGTGTCATTCCGCCTTCTAATGCCAATGAATATGACCAGTGGATAGATCAGGGTGTAACCGGTAATGGCAGCATCTATCAATATGATGGATCTAACTGGCAAAGTACAGGGATATCCTTAATAGAATCACAGTTCTTTAAAGTTAAAAACGATATCCCTACTTTTTCAGCCCCAACCGAATATTCGGCGATCTATTTTACAGATCCTGATCAGAATACAAAGTCATTGGTTATTTCAGACGGCGAGAACTCATCCAGCTACATAAATCCTAACTATTCAAAGCTTTTGGTGAGTACGAATGATCAGGTAACTACACCTGTTTTTTCTTTCCGCAAATCCAATAGCTCATCTACTTCTCAGCCATCTTTCTACTGGGCTCAAGCGGGGAATAATACTAGGGTAAATTTCAATAGTAATTACGATTTCAATGTATTGTCTAATAGCGGATCACTACTAATCTATCCGCAGTATTCAGGATACGCTAATATGTCTGCTCAGAGAGCACATTTTAATGCTTATAATGATATTACGATGTCATCTGTTACTTTCTCTTCTACCGGAAGTCTACAAATACAGACCAATAATTATCAGCTCACAAGCAGCCAATTAAATGCATCAATGGAAACGTATGTGTACGGAGCTGTAAACATAGAGCCTGCAGCTTCTGTAGCGAGCAGAAAAGAGGGTGTAGTTATAAGCAGGGGAGCGACTTCTAGTAATGCGATATCTAGCTTCTATACAACACAATCTCAATCGGAGATTCAGAATCCGCCTTCTTCAGTATGGAGACAGGTTTTCAGTATTGAACAATCAACTGCTATACTGGATGAGGTCGATCCGATAACAGATGTTACATACAGGGATGTTAGATCCAGAGCAGTATTTGGAGCCACTGGTGATGGCTACACCTCTTATAATATATGGACATCCGGTGTTCCAACAGGACCTACAGGACCTTTCTCATATCATGTTGTAGGTAACACCTCGATTGCAGCTCAGTCTGGAAGTTTTTATATCGCAGCTAATACCTTACCTGCAAATTTAAGATATTTCGCTGACGTTTCTTCCGTTTCTAATTTTTACACGGATACTGTAACTTTCACTTTACTCACATCGTGGCGAGGGGGGAATTTGGTTTATGTAAAAATACCAAGTACAGTAACAAATCCACAGCAACCGGAGGGCTACCCTTTATACGGCTCCTCTTATGTTAATGAATTCAGAGTATTTCTTGACTATGGTAGTTTTACAAACGCTAACCGAAAGATAGTCGGCGTAGTGTGGGATCAATTAACAAACATATCTGGAACGACACAGTCTACATATCAGCAGCAATTTGTTACTTTTGGAACACCCTGCTATTACTTTGATATAATGTATCATTATAACAATAGCAATCAGGTCATGGCTTATGTGAAAACATGCTCAGGACAAAGCTATCCTTTAAGAATAACAAACTATACATCAAAAGTTACGATTCTTTCTGGTGAACCCCCAGCAGCTCTATTAAGCTTCCCTTAATATAAAATGTGATACTTTTAAACTATAGATAAATATGATTGATTTAACAAAAGATGAAAGAGATTATGTACTTGATCTATCTAGAACCTATAAGAAATTGCATTCTGAAATAGGTGAGATAGAGAAAATGATGAAGGATTTCTCAGAAAAAACTGAGATACTCATTAAGGATTTAGAGGGAAAAAGATCAGATGAATTAAATTTTCTAGATCAGCTTTCTGAAAAATACGGAAAGGGACAAATTGACATCTTCTCTTTGAAGTGGAAAAAAATAGAAGAAAATGAAAAATCTGAAGCAAGTTATCAAGGATAACGAGGAAACAATAAAGGAAAAATCCTATTCGTTTCTTAAAAGGAATGGTTTTGCCATAGCAGCTGTTATTTTAGCTTTGCTGCTTCTTAGACAATGCAACGTAAGTGATAGAATGGAAGCTGAAGTAAAAAGAGAGCATAATAATTTATTGGCCTCACAGGATTCAGTGAGATTTATTTCCAATAAGAATGGCAACCTGGTTAATGAGAAATCTGCTTACGAACTAAAGATGTCTGAATTATCTGAGGACAATAAAGAGCTAATAGAGAAGCTAGATTTATCTAAGAAAAAAACACCAGAGGTTGTAATACAGACTGTTGTTAAATATATTGATGTTTTTAGAGACGTACCAACTAAGGTACATAAAGATCAGACAGGTCAGGAGTATGTAAGCTTTACACACAATCCAACACTGCCTGGTCAGAATTCATTGAAGATCTCTGGTAAGATTCCATATGAAATTAAGATAAATCAAGACGAGACCGACCCTAAGATTGTAAGTGCTAATTTAATTACCAACCCCGCAGAGATTAACATAGAACAGCAAATATCCATTGTGTCTGGACTTTACAGAGATCCTAAAACTAAAAGACTAATGACGAGGGTATCCACGGACTATCCTGGTATAACCTTTAGCGACATTAACTCATTCCAAATAAAAGATACCCCCGAGAATAGAAAAACTTTAATGCAGGAAAGAAAGAGATTTGGCCTTGGGTTAAATATGGGATTTGGTTATGTTGTAGGTGCAGGTGGCATTTCACCTGGTGTTTATATTGGTGCGGGATTTCACTTCTCCCCAAAATTTTTGCAAACAGACGGTTTTAAATAATAATTGATTAAAGTGGCTTATAGTACAACATCTAAATTCGTTCAGCTTACACCATACCTACTAATGGAGTGGATGTATGCGGATCAACCAAATCCTGAGACGTATCCAGTAAACACAGGCACTGTAACGGTGGGATACAATAAGATGGTGAATGGATACATTACAGCCATTGTAAATAACTCGTCTATAGTTCCAACTAACCAGATCTATAACCTGGATTCTAATTATCCAGTGACACACAACACTGGTGAGAATAGCGTTGTACAGATCTCGACCAACTCCTTTGTTACATTAGATCCCGGATTGATCATACCATTCAACGATTTCTCTGATGAGCTAACTCCAACTAACGAATTGGAAATTACGTTTCCTGGTAACATAGAGGTTGTCTATGATTCTATAAGATACCATATAGTTGCCGGCTATAACCTATCTAATATAGATGGTGTTATCTTAAGTGTAAAATATCAGGACGTCAATCAAACATTTGTGACATTCTCACAAGCACTTATACAGAAGGGGACTCAGCAATCTTATACTCTTAACCCTAGTCCACTTAAGATAGGGGCTAATATCTATGATAGATATCTCGAGGTGAAAGTTCCTAGTTTGGTTGATATGAACAATAAATATCAGGCGGCTGCTTCCTCTTTCAAAAGCCAAACACTTGCAGCTCTAACCAGTCAAAGTGGAAGGGGATACGTATACGCTTCTCCCATTAGGATAGAGGTTTGGAGTGTAGTTAGCAAATCTGATTATCTAGGATACGAGAGATACGATTCTGAATTAATTTCCGCTCTCTCACTAGAGAGTGAGGATCCTTTTTCTAATATAGGAGCTGTTATTAAGGAATCTACTTCGGGACAATTTTTTGAATATTTTGCAACAGACAATGAGGGATTTGTAGAGGATTTTATACTTTTCCAAAATTCAATAGGAAATAATTACTACATCAATCACCAAATAGAAACACTAGAACAAATTGGTGTTGCGATTATTACTACAAATACTTTCCAGACAATACAGACAACGGGGTATGACGTTCCTAATTTCTATCGACCTATAGTTAGAAATTCTGCGGTGGCTGCAAGCTTCACCCTCAGATACACAATGTCTCTCGTAAACACTGTTGATAATTCACGTGTGGTTAGAATTGGAACATATACGTCGAATAATCCGGGTCAATGGGGTCCAAATATTTCCCCAATACAGCTAAATACTTTTCCGCAGGTTATGAAGATCTATAACAAGGTCTATAATCAAGCGGCACTTAATATTCCTGGACAATCAAATCCAACTCCAACAGAGGTAGTTAGAACGAATAATCTTTTTATTAACTACAGCAACATATCAACTACAAACATCCCTCTTATTATCCGTGATGGATCTATACAGAACGATACGTCTGCTGCACCAAACATTGCGCAGCCTTCTGGTAGATTGGTTGTAGATGTAACACCATTTGACAACTACTATAAGTTCAAGATGTATAAGAGCGGATCCGATGGTGCTCCTGTTGAGATAGATCTAGGTGACACTAGTAATTATAAGATGGTGTTTATAGATAACACCGGAAAGAAACTGTACGTTGCTTCTTTACAGGACAAAAATCTAGCTAACCCATCTAAGGGTGAGGTAGCTTTCAGAATGGACGATTCTATATCTGGCACCATACTTCAGCTGAGGGATCGAAGATTCTTCATAACTCAAGGTGGTGATCGGGTTAGTAGTGTAACCAGCGTACAGTCAAATCCTAATGTGAACGTTACAGTTACTAGAAATACATAATAAATTTAGAAATGGCATCATCAAGAAATCAGAACGGAATCCCCGCTAGAAGACAATCTCAGTATTCTGTTGTTGGCGGAAGGTCAACTCCACAGGTGGTTTCTACACGTCCTGATGCTTCTAGCAATCTGCCAATATCCGTTGTGTATTGGGGTTACTGGAAGCCAACAGGAACAACTTATACTATTCCCGGTTCTGCTATCGTAAGTGAATCGACACAGATCGGAGTGACAGCAGCAACAGGACCTGCAGCAGCACAGAGGGAAACCACTGTGTCTAGTCCTCAGGAATTACTACAGCAAGCAACTTCAGCGGGATCGTTCCTTTATAGCATAGGACCGCAAGCTGGCTTAACCGGCACAAGTGAAAATAACCTCACGAAGACACAAACAAAAGCAGCAGCAGCTGCTTTCACAAACGCTGAGCTTGTTCAAGGTGTATCAGGTATAGTTAGCGCTTTTAAGTCCACTGGATGGACTGATGCTGCTATAATAACATATTTTCTAACCCCCGGGAATCTTGGGTATAAGCAATTCCCAGGATTGACCACTGCTTTGTTTATTCAGGCTGCGGGGACTATAATTAATGTTAGTTCTCTTTTAACTCAAAAAAATAAATAAGGATAGATGATTCTTAATTCCAAAGGTAGTAATTTTTACTTCGTCTTTCCGAAAGGATTTTTTCCGGAGAGTGTAACTAATAAATACCTTCCTTATTTAAGGAAGCAACCCATTCCGTACGATACTATTGCACAAATGATGAATAGTACGATACAATCCATAACCTTTCCGGAGCTACAGTCTGGTACCGTGGAGCAGACAAGATATCTTGGTAAGAAGCAAAGATATAAGGGATCCGTTCCAATACAGGATTTATTTACACAGGATTTCACTGTTTCGTTCAAACTCCTCGATGGCTATATTAACTATTTAGTTATGATGGACACATTGCTTTGGTTTCTTGATTTTAAAAATCCAATACAGTATGACTATGATCTGAGTATCAGATTGATGGATAATAGTGGTAATATAATATCTACCGTGGGTTTCAAGAATACTATTCTTACAGCCATCTCTAACCTCACATTAGGCTATACACAAAACTCTCCGGAGGTCCAAACTTTTACACTTAACTTCTCCTGTAACTTCATTGAGATACATCTGGAAGCCAAAGAGGGAGTTTGATATATACATAAAGAAATTTAAACAAGATGAAGAAATTTTCAACAGTTAAGGAATTAAACGAAATGGAGTTTGCACAACCCCTTATAAACTCCAAAGAAAACATGATGGATCTGCTTGTAGCAGCTTCTGGAAATGATCAAAGAGTTTTGATTGACATTGTAAATTGTCTAACAGAGGATCAAATGAAGAAGTGCTACAATAAGCTCATTAAGGTTTATGGATACACTGGCGCAGCTGGACAAAGAGTTGAGTTGAAGTCAAGAGCCTAATTTATGATTCTAGTAGGAATAGACTTTTCCTTAAACTCACCTGCTTTTTGTGTGTTAGCCGATGGTAAGTACCATTGGGGATCAATCACTAGGTCTGACAGAGACCGTGATTCCCTTTTGAAGAACGCAAAGAAGCCTTATGCTGTTCTATCAGCTAGTTCCGATTTCAGAATAGAGTTCCTAGATAGAAAACCTATTCCTGATGAATATTCGGAAAGGGAAAGAATAAAGATCGACTATTTCCTGGATGTTGTTCTGACTTTATGGAATGGCATCTGTGACATAATAGACAATAAAGGGGAAGAGGTTAAGATAGCTATGGAGGGACTTAGTTTTTCCTCTAATGGTAATGCATTGATCGATATATCAATGGCTACAGCGCTATTAAGAGAAAGAATATGCAGCCACATAGGAAGCGATAATTTCTACGTTTTCTCTCCTACGTCTATAAAAAAATTCGCTTTAAAGGGTAATGCTAAGAAGGATGAATTATATGATGCTTTGAGTACTAGAGAAAAAGACGGAACAAACTTGGATAATTTTTGTAGAATACTAGCAGATAACAAATCTGAATGGGTTACAGGAGCGAAAGCTGTGAATAAGCCGGTTGATGATTTAGTAGATGCAACTTGGATTTTATTATACTTAAGAGAAATATTAGAAGGTAAAAATGAGAAAAATTTGGAGAAAACTAAGAGCAAAAAAAAGAAACTGGCTAAAGCCTGATCAGCAGCGTTCTGCAGCTGTATCTAAAATCAATAGCGACTTATTAAATTTGGGAAACCCATCTAGAATGGGCCAAATTATTACTGTCCTTTGCAAAAGCCACGAAACAAAAGTAAGTAATTAAACTTAAATAAAAAAAACAATTAAAAATTATGAGTAACTTGAATGACATTTTCAATCTTGATGGCGACATGTTCGTAACCAAGACAAAATCTGGAGAATCTAAGGATTTGGAATTTTACAAGCCGTACCCCGAGGATGGTAAGGACGGTGTGTATAAAGCACTTATTCGCTTCGTACCAAATCCTGCAGATCCTAAGAAATCTAAGGTCCATAAATACTATGTGTATTTGAACGACCCACAAAGCGGAGACGGCTTTTCTGTAGACTGCCCATCTACAGTTGGTAAGAAGTCTATTTTAAAAGACATCTTCTGGAAGCTTAAGAACTCTCACTCTGCTGCAGATCAGGAGTTGGCTAAGAAATTCTCTAGAAAGGAAGACTATTATTCCTTAGTACAAGTAGTACAGGATAAGAATAGACCTGAATTAGAGGGTAAAATAATGATCTGGAAATTTGGTAAGAAGATCAATGATATGGTAGAGGCACAATTAAAACCAGAGTATGGTGACCCATGCAACCCATATGACCTATTCGACGGTAAACTTTTCGGGGTTAGCGTTAGAAAAGTTGGAGAATGGAACAACTACGATCTTTGTCAATTTGTAGGCGAAAGAGGACCAATCACCATCGATGGTAACAAGATGGAGAAAACACAAGAGGGAATGAACAGTGTTCTTGAGTATTTGAAAACCGGTCCTCAGAATCTTGGATCTTTTGAATATAAGGAGTGGGACGATAATTTAACCGAAAAAGTAATGGGCATCATCAGAAGCACAGTACCAGACGGAAGACTTATCAATGAAATCGTTAGCGGTGTATCCAATGCATCTTCTAATGCTTCATCAGGACCAGCTAAAGCACCTTTTAAAGAGGACAAAGCTACTAGCGAATCTTCCGACTTCTATGCTGAGGTAACAACAAACTCAGCTTCTATGAAGCCAAATTCAGATTTCTTAAAATCTGAGACACCTAAGAGTTCAGGTGGATCTTCTTCACTAGAAGATTTATACGCAGATCTATAAGATTTAAAATAATAGCAACCGGGGAGCTTGAGTTCTCCGGTTGTTTTTTGTCCAATGGAACCTAGTAAAATAGAATCACTCGTCAGGGAAGTCCTCAGTAGGGAATTCCCAGGATCCCCTAGTAAACAGAGGATATACCCTTCGGGAAACCGTCTTAATTTCTCGTGCCCATATTGCGGAGACTCTAATGACGCCAGAAAGAAGAGAGGTAACTTCTATATGGACACTCAGGCCTATAAATGCTATAATGGGGGATGTGGAGTTTTTAAATCCTCATTATCCTTCTTTAATGAATTTGGTGTTTATGGAAAATTATCCAGAGACGAGGTTTCTGAGATTAAGAAGATACTAGATGAAAATAGGGATAAGAGAAGACCGATAATAGGCTCTACCGATATCTCCATGTTCTTCGAAGATGACATCAACAAGTTCATTATACCGAGGTCACAATTTATGGAAAGCTTGGGTTTAAAGGATGTATCTGGCCAACCTATAGAAAGATATCTAAGAAAGAGATACCAGTCTGTAGATAATAGATTTGCATGGGATCCTAAGAAGGAAAAACTATTCCTTTTCAATCTTAACAAGGAAGACAAAATAATTGGACTTCAGTTGAGAAATATGAATTCCATAAAGGGATCATCCAAGTATCTGACTTATAAACTAAGTGGAATATGGGAAAAACTTCTATTCTGTAAGGACAATGAATTCTTGGATGGCTGCCGAAAAATAGATCCTATCTCATCTGTTTTTAATGTCGCTACAATTGACTTCGGAGAGGATATAACAATATTCGAAGGACCGATGGATTCATGGCTTTGGAAAAATTCAGTCGGACTTTGCTCGGTTGAAAATAGATTTCCGTTTGATGTCGAGAATATTAGGTTTTGGTATGATTGGGATAAGGCTGGACTTAATAAATCTATAGAGTTACTCACATCTGGATTTAAGGTGTTTAACTGGGGAAAATTTTTGGAAGATCACACTATAACAAAGAATAGAAAATGGGATTTGAATGATCTTGTTATCCATCTGAGAAAGACTGGTAAGAAGATCAGAAGATTCGAAAATTACTTTACTGACGATGTATTGGACTTGGGATACTTTATCGATGGGTGACACAAAGGAGATCCAGAGTAAAATGGAAGAATGGGAAAATAGAATTGACGATGACTCACATCCTAAGTTTAAATTCCCTTTGGAAATTAAGGATTCTTCTCTTGATTCATTAAACACAGATATGAAAGAACCTGATATGAAAAAACCTCAGGATAAAAAGAAAACCGTGGTTATTAAAACCATAGAAAATAAAAATAAGAAAAGCAAAAAAAGTTTATTCTAATGGAAAAAGTGGAAAAGCAAGAAGACTATAAGCAAATGTTTGATAGAGAAAGGGAAGAGTGGAGAGAGAAAATACAAGCTCTAGCTCTTAATCTAAAAGACATAAGAACAGTT